GGAAGTGTAGAAGCTAATAACAAAGCGCAGCGCGAACTTAATGTAAAAGGTTGGAAGAAAAACTCCGAGATGTTGCCGGATAATGCTTTTGCCGATGATGTTCCTGATGATCTTGATCGTGATGGATATATACCAAGAAGCGTAACCCATGTTGCAAGCAAGAGCGTGTTGGAAGAATAGCAGGGAGTTCGTGATGGCGAAGGGCAACCGAAGAGAGGTTCAGCAAAGGTCACGGGCTAAACTGCGAGGTCAGGCTAGGGATGCTTTAGGCGGGTGTTGCAAAAATTGTGGTTTTGATGATCACAGGGTGCTAGAATTTGACCATATAGTGCCGGTACTATGGCGCACCAACGAATTAAAAAGAATGAATGGGCAACATAATACTAACGAAATAAATAGAATGGTAAGAAATGGGGAGGATCCGCGCACGGTGTACCAACTTTTATGTGCTAATTGCCATAGAATAAAAACACTGGAAAATCGAGCGCATGAAATACATTATAAACTAAAGAAGGAGCAAGAATCGTGCAAATCAGAGAAGGAGCAAGAATTATGAACTACTATAATAAGAATCTTAACTATAAAGAGCGTAACGAAGAAATTTATCACAAGCGCGAAGTGGAAGGACGCACACTAAAATCTATTGGAGATGAATACGGTTTATCGTCTGAGAGGATCCGGGGCATTACGGCAAAGATATGTCGAATGAAGTTTATGGAAAAAGAAATGGGATCACGGTGGTTAAACCCTAAAGTAATGGGTGATATCCAGTGGAGTAGTGTTCGCATTGCGAATTGTCTTATCAATGAAGGCGCTATAGAAATGTCTATTGAAGAGTTTATAGAAATCTTCAGCTTTCATAGGTTAATGCGTGTCCCAAATTTTGGCAGAAAGGCCATGCAAGAAGTTTGTGAAAAATTGGAACAACACGGATATAAAGACATTGACCATTTTCGGTCAGCTAAACTTGCCACTAATCGAGGGTATAAAAGAGGGTATAAAAATAGATGGCTTAAAAGAGGGTATAAAAAAACTTCCGTATATAAAGGGGAAGAAAGGTTAAAAGCTTGGGGTCTGACGCTATAACGCTATAACGTCACGGTGTACTGGAAGGGGGGTGTTGTACACCCCTCTTTTTCTTGTTGACATACTGTGCAATCATTGCTATATTAAGTTATTGCTTAACAAAGGAGGTCAGTATGACTGTCAAAAATTTCTATCAAAACCTTGCCGAATACTGGGATGCACCGAATGACAATCACATGCAGGAATTTCAGCCAGAAGCTGACTGTATGGATGAGGTTGTTGCTGGTGTAAGTAAAGCGTGGGCAGCAGTTGATGCCTATTGCAAGGCTAAAGGCATGTCACAAGATGACATGGAAGATTTTGCCGATGAGTTAATTGGTAAAGTATTAAGAGAAGGAGAGTTTTAATGTACGAGGTACGCATTACAAAAAGTATTGAACGAGGAATGTTCAATGTGGATTTAGTTGCATGGGAGCGTAATGGAAGTGGCGTTGCTCATGGAAAGGCATTCAAGGTCAATAGACAAGCGGCAGACAAAGAGGCCGCTAGGGTTGCTGATCTTTATAAGGCAGAAATTGTCGATAAGACGAAGGGAGATTAAAATGTTGTATTTTTCTTATGGATCAAATCTTGATGTGCTGCAAATGCAGCACCGATGCCCAAATGCAGAGCCGTTAGGTGCGGCTTACTTCCCGAATTGGAAGTTAGTATTCCGTCACGTTGCCGACATTGAGCCGGAAGATGGCGCGATGTTGCCAGTTGGCATCTGGGATGTGACAGATGATTGCTTGAAAGCTTTGGATCGTTACGAGGGTGTAAAGCATGGTTTGTACCGCAGGGTATTTATCAATGGTCTTTTGACGTACCGCATGAATAATACCGACATTGCGCCGCCAGCCAAAGGCTACTTTGACACGATCATGAGGGGCTATAAAGATTTCGATCTTGATGAAACCTATCTGTGGGGGGCTGCTCTTGATGCCCAAAACCACATGACTGAAAAAACTGCTTGACAATGATTGCAATCATTGCTTGAGTATATGTGTCTTAACAAACAAAACGAGGTAACAACGATGTTTGAGTTAATTGATCCAGCGTATCCAGATGCCGCAAGTGACGAGCGTCTGGTTCCGATTTTGTCTGAAATTATGAAGTTGCAGACTGAGATCCAAAGCGCACAGTGGGAAGGCCGCGATGCTACAGCATTGTCGCAGCGGCTGCGGTCTTTAAACAAGTCTTACATGGATGGAGCGGTTTATGAGCCACAATTCTGAAAACGTAAAGCGTATTGATATGGCGCTTCATGTGCAGCAGCTATGCGCTGAGAATAATATCACGGTAACATACCAGTCTATGCATGACGAGGTTCCGCGTTACTATGCTCAACCAGCTAGGCGGTTGATCTGCATTAGGCCAACGAAAAACACAGGGTACTATGTTAGTGCGCTGCATGAGTTGGGGCATATTCTTGGCGATAAACAAAATAACGATAATACAGTGCTTGAAAGAGAGTTGTATGCGTGGATTTGGGCTAGACAAAAGGCTCTTGTATGGACTGAAACAGCGGAGCGCATTATGCGCCGTGCTATGGATAGTTACGGCTGGAAAGCGCACCAAAAGCAAGTGTGGGAAAGGACGTTTGTGTAATGCAAGTAATTACGAGAAAAGAGGCCATTGCGCAGGGGTTGGTGCGGTACTTTACTGGCAAGCCTTGCAAGCATGGTCACGTTGCCACAAGACGAGCATCAACAGGTTACTGTGATGAATGTTTCCAAATTAAGTATGAAGCTAATAGGCAAGATAAGGAATATCTTCGTAAAGAGCGTGAGCGTGGCAGGCGTTGGAAGCGGGCTAATAAAGATATTATCAACGCTAGGCGAAGAGTGCGTGATAAGGAATGGTACTTACCGCCGCCGCCTAGTCCAAGGCAAATTGCAAAAAGTGCAGGGGAGAATTTTTACTTTACCGGCAAGCCTTGTCCAAATGGTCATATTGATTATAGGAAGGTAAGTTGCGGCAGTTGCGTAACGTGTAAAAAGGAATATGGAAAAAATGATGATCGCCGCGCTGCAAACACTGAAAGCGCAAGGCGATATAGAAAAAATAATCCTGAGGCTGAAAGAGCAAAAAGCAGACGTTGGGCAGAAAAAAATAAACCGCTTCTTTTGGCTAAAGCTGCGCGAAGAAGGTGCGCCCAAGTTAATGCAACGCCTTCATGGGCTGATCATGATAAAATCCTGACAAAATATAAAGAGCGCGATGCCATGCAAAAATTAACCGGCCTTCAGTATGATGTTGATCACTACTATCCAATCCAAAGCGATTTTATTTGCGGTTTGCACATTTCAGCAAATTTGCGTGTTATTTTAAGCAAAGATAACAAAAGGAAAAGCAACAAAATGCCAGAAAATTTTTATGGAAGGATTGCAGCATGAGAAAGCACGGTAGTCCGATGGATCGCGGGGCGGCAGACAGATACTATGGTCGCTCTTATGATCCGCATTGGTACCCAGATGGCACATACAATGGGGAAAGGGTCGAGTTAAAAGACATGACACCCGATGAAATTGTGTCTTACACTAAAGGCTACAAAGAAGAGGATAGCCGCAAAGATTGGGGCGAAGGAGTTAAAAATGTCTGAGCAAAATAGAATGTATTGGGGTCTAAAAGAGTTGCGGTTTTTGATGGACGAGGACGTTGCTCTTGATCGGATCAAGGAAAAGGTCGATGCCTTGATGAATGTATCGCTTGGCTGTCAGTGCAGCGAGCGGTATAACTATATTGTTGACCAGCAGAAACGGGTTGTAGAGGTGGACGGGAGCGAAATTGTTCGGCTTACTACAGCAGATGTGAAGTGCCACTGGAACGTGGATCTTCACATGAGGCCAGGAACCAGTGAAATTGTTCGCATTGAAGCAAGGAGGGTATAGTGGGAGTTCCATCAAGAGAAGATATTATTGCGGCGTTGCGTCTGCCGGAAGTCGCGCCAGCAAAACATAGAGTTCATGTTAGAACAGATGTTATAACACCAGCGCAAAAGGCGGTGAAGGATCGGCTTAAAAGGTCTTGGGCTGCTAGCCTAGAAGATCAGTTGCGTAGGAAGGCTGGTGTGAAAAGGTCAAAATGGGATGGGTGATCGTGTGGTAAATAAATACCACATTAACCAGAATTCGGTTAACTTTTACTTACCTACTTACCTAGTTACCTATAGGTAAGTAAAACGTAGGTAAGTAATAAGTTACTGAATATATTAACGAAATCGGTTTACTTACCTGCCCCGATTTCTTCTGTAGGTAAGTTAAGAGTTGGTTGTAAGTCATTGAAAAGGCCTATGGTTACAAAGTTTCCTATGGTTACATATATATATATATGGGTAGGTAGTGTAACCTACCCCATATACGAAAGTTAGAAAGACGCGCAACATGCAACAAGACGGACTGAGTTCTTGCTCGATATGCAGCAAGCTTCATGATGCAGAAAACCTGATTGAGTTGAACGGCAACCCTATCTGCTTTCCGTGTTCGATGTATGTGCAGTGGGAAGATATTGATGAGGTGCGTAGACCAAGCGATTACGATGATGCTTTGGATCAGCAACACGAAAATAAAATCATTTCACTTATGCTAGAATTTGCAGGGCTTCAAGAAACAGCGTCAGGGGTGATATACTACCCAGACGAACACCACGATAATGTTTACCATTTAGTGGGAACGAACAGAGAGGATTGAATATGCCAAAGGTCGGAGAAGATTTGCCAAAAGAAATGCGTCTTGCGGGATACAAAAGGCTAAAGCCAATACAGCAGGAGTTCTTGAACAATTACTTGCACAAGGATATGACACAGACAGAAGCAGCGCGGCAGGCAGGCTACAAGAACGCCTCGGTGTCCGCTGTACGGCTGTTAAAGAGTCCAGTGGTAGCAGAACGCCTGCAAGAGATGCGTCTAGAGACACAGGCCAAATATGGGGTAACAATCGACAAGTCTATTCGGGATTTAAAAAAGCTTCGGGATCAAGCGTGGGAGAACGGGCGATTTAGTGAGGCTATTCGTGCTGAAGAGCTGCGTTTGAAGGCAGCAGGACTACTTATTAACAAGCAGCACGTTGTCAAGGAGGATATTACAGCGCAAACAAAAGATCAGATCGCTGACAAACTGGCGGAATTCAAGCGTTTAGCTGAGTCACGCATGGTAAACGTAACACCAGATGTAGACGTTATCGAGCATGAGGCACAAGATATAGTTCAAGATAAGCAGGATACGGTAAAATAGTACCACACACCCCGTGCGGGGGGAGCGGGCGGTGTTCGGGGCCTGCTCGGGGCCTTATAGGCGTAGATTTGTTCGGGTTCGGGGCCTGAATCGGGCCTTTTCGGGGCCTCGGGGTAGGGTTTCTGCGGGTTTGCGGCTGCTCTTCTCCGATGACAAACGGGGCCTGCTCGGGATCGGGCCTCGGGAACCGTGTAATTGTTCGGGATCGGTCCGGGAAGCAGCAGCTCGTACGGGAAAACGTACGCATAGACACTAACGGCAATGTAGGCATCGGGACGGGACAGAACAATTGTTCTAATCGGGGTTGACTTCCTGGCCTGAATCGGGACATTATTGAGTCCTCCCTTGATCTGCCCCCGGTGTTCCTCCATTCGCCGGGGGTTTTCTCCTCCCCGGGCCTGAACACGAACAATTGTTCTGCTTGTCCCCGGCCCGCAGCTCGTACAGCAACGGCAATGTAGGTATTGGGACAACAAAACTTTTTTTATTTTTTGTTGTTTTTCTTGTTGACACTGCTCGCAATAGTTGCTTATATATAGGTGTGCTTAACAGAGGAGGCCAAAATGAAAACACCGCAAGTAAAGCCTGATTGGAAGACTGGCATCTATATTGGCAACGGCGTAGTTGCCGTACCTACCGTAGATCAGAAGGTGCAGGCAGTGGTAGACTCTATCAACTGTGTGATGGAGGGGATTGGTGTAGACGAAGGGGACAACCAAGAAGCTATGTTGCACGAGTTGGCATGGCAGTTGGTTAATGTGACGAGGGGAGAAGGCAATGAAGACTAAAACATATGATGTGCAGATTGAAGCCATTGTCACCAAGACAATTCGCGTCAATGCGATTGATGAGGATGCTGCCTATGAACTGGCGCATGAGATTTTCACTGTCGCCAATGATGATCATGAAGAGCGTTACGAGCAGAATGAAAAAAACATCTGGGAAGTGGAGGAAGAAAATGCGTAAGGTCGGTAACACATTAATCGGGATCGGGTTCATCGGGCTGTGCTTTGCATCGGCTATGGAGCCAGACCCAGCAGTAACGGGATCATTCTTCGTTCACGCGGGCATCGTTATGATCTTCGCGTTGACTATGGTAACGGGAGTCGCGGCGACTCGGGCCAAATAACACGAACAATTTATGATCGGGGATGACCGGACGAGTCCCTGATCCGGTGGCAGCACGGGTTCTGGTTCCTGTGCTGCCATTTTTTTTGCCCCGGGCCTGAACAGTACAATTGTTCGTAATTGGCCCCGGATTCAGCTCGTAAATCTTTTTTATTTTTTTGTGTTTTTATTGTTGACAGTGTTTGCAATAGTTGCTTATATATAATCATAAACCAGAAGGAGGGCATACAATGCTTACAATTTCAAACATGACCGGCAAGCTTGAAGGCTTCAAAGCCATTAGTACAAACACACTAACAAACCCATTTTGTCAGAAGATGTATAATAGCAAGAAAGAGAACATCATTTGCACGAAGTGTTATAGCATGGATATGCTGCAAGGCATGCGTAAGAATTGCGCCCCAGCATGGCAACGGAACAGTGACGCTTTGTCCCTTGGCATTATCTCGCAGCATTTACTTCCAACAATTTTAGACGCATTTTTTCGTTTCTCGGCTCATGGGGAGCTGATTAACCTAACGCATTTGGAGAATTTGCATAACATCACGTTGCACAATCCCCATTGTTCATTTGCTTTGTGGACAAAAAGAAAAGATCTTATCCGTAAGTTTTATAGCAAGAACGAAAAGCCTAGTAATCTAATCTTGATCTACAGCAACCCCAAAATTGACTCTGTTATGGATAACGTGCCTGAGTTTTTCGACCGCACGTTTAACAATGTTAGCAAGGGGAGCGAAGTAAAACAAAATTGTACTGGTCAGAAATGCAAAGATTGTCTGCTGTGCTATATTCCAAACAACGGAGTAACCCAGATTGTCGAAGCCGTGAAGTGAATCGGGAGAAATTGTTCGGGAAAAGCACGGGTTCGCCCGTGCTTTTTTTATGATCGGGCATCTTTTTATCGGGCATCACTTTATCGGGGATTTGCATAGGGGCCATAATAGGCCCTCTTTTTGCAGGCCCCCCCACATACACCCTCGCATACGATCAATTAATAAAAAAACCCGAACAATTGTTCGTTTTTTTTTCTCGATGCCAATTTATCCAGCAAAAACAAAGAGATAAAGTTGTTGATTGCAATGATTGCCTGTGGTATAAACTAGACAAGAGGCCGGAGGTAGGCCTCATAAACCAGAAAAAAGAGAGTAAAAACAATGACTTACTATTTTACAATTGGATGCGAATTCGAGATTGTCAATAAAGAGCCACTTTCCAGCCCACGCGGCATAGCGCAAAACGCCTACGCCAATAGCGACTTTACCCCATTCAATGAAAATTGGGATTATTCCAGATGGGCTGATGAATTGAGCCAAGCTGGTTTCGATTGGGTGCAATGCAAATACGAAAGCACAAGAGGCATAGCCGCTGAGATAATCACCCCGCCTATGGCTGATTGTCCAGACTGCCGTGACGATATCGCGCGGCTGTTAACTTGGATTGATCAAAAGGGTGGCCGTGGCCAGCGACAGTTTAGAGCGCAACAAGACATAACAGCCGGTTTGCATATCCATGTTGGCGTCAATATGCAGGATGGCGATATTCACCCGCCATCAGAATTCTGGCGTTCATCCAAGCGGCACATGGCCGCGACTGGCAATCATTACGCTGGCCGCGACTTTAAAGTCATGGATTTAATGCTGGCCAAAGACGTTATCACAAGATGGGCTGATAATTGGGACACCATCCAATCAATGCTGCCGCAAAAACGGCGCGACAGGCATGGCAATTGGATGGCCACTAGCATTGCCCATGTGGCAGAGGGTGGACGCCATCATGATGCGTTTATGGCTGAAACAGACGCCAAAGCGGCCAAGCTTATTCTGGCAGGGGATAGGGATGGCAAGTTTGCTGCCGTCTCTCTCGATACTTGGACGCGGCTTGGCACTGTAGAATTCAGACAGCCATCATGCACCCTTGACCCTAAAAAGCTATGGGGATGGATTGACATCATCACAACGGCATTTAAAACGTCTATGGATGGCCGCATAACGCCAATGGCATCAGCTCAGACACTTGAGACACCCGCGCAATTGTTCAGGCGCGGCAGCCGCGTGGCAGTGCTTTACAGCATGATGCGCGTTGCGGGTGGCGCAACCACCCGCGCTCTAATATCTGCCACTGGATGGGACGCTGATACCATTCGCGCTAGAGCCAGCGAGATTAGAAGCAAGCTGCATGCTCTTGGCATCAATGGTGACGTTGCAGTCGAAAACCATAGCCAACAAGAATACGGCCACCGGTATGGTTCAAGCGCTGGCCAGTATGACCTAGGCGGCTATGAGGTATTGCGTGAGGTGACAGCCGCCCGCCCATGCGAATTATTGCCAGCCAATAGACGCGCACCGGCCAGCATATGGTATGGCATATCAGATGAATTGTTTGAATTCTGGCAGGCGCGCATTGAGGCATTGCGCTAACACAAACGGCAGCGGCCTAGGTACCCTAGGCCGTTGTATTTATTCAGAATAATCGGGGTGGGGCGGGTATGCCACCACCCCTTTTTTTATATTGTGATGGGCGAATGGCTGCGCCAAGTTCCACATTAACAATCACCAAAAAATTTTATAATATTTTTTTCTTGAACTTTTGCAATCATTGCCCCATATACTACATATAGACAGACAAGGAGGGTTCTATGACTAAGTATAGACTTAAAATCGGCGGTGATCCTATTGAGTTCACCTCTACAGGCCCAGAGGGTTTCATTGATGCGTGGAGATATGTCTCTCGTTGCGCATCTGAAGATAACAACGAATGGATCAAGACAGCGGCAGCGCTTGCTTGTGACTGGTGTGGCAAGCCTGTTAGGTATGACACGCTTGCTGCTTTTGCCAGTGACATGATGCGTCATGGGATGCTGGAGGTTGTAGATGCCAAGTAAGGCTAAAACATCCCACAGCATGTGGGGCGGCAAAGACCTTGAGGGTATGAGGCGGGATCTGAATAAAAGCCAAGCTGCTTTTGCTAGTATTCTTGGTTTAAGCCCTCGTATGTATTGTTATTACGAAAGTGGGGAGAAAAAGATACCTCGTAGTGTAGAGTTAGCTATTCGTTATGTAATCAAGCGCGGTGATATCGAGCCTCCGGCTGCGCCTAAGATAGAGCCTGAAGGTACCCTGACCCAGTTTCAGGAAACCAGAATAGAAATCTTGATAGATGCAGCGGAAAAAGCAGCCCAGTCTGTTTCAGATCCACTTGTGAAAAAAATTTTACAACAAAGTTCTGAGGAGCTTTCCTTCCTGTTGTCAAAATTCGATAAATAAACTATCATTGGCCCTATGTAATCATAAAGGGTATGTCCATGTCCAATTTCATGGGGCCAATGGCACCACCTCCGGCAGCACCAGCGCAGCCACAGGCACTAGACTTTCAAACTGATCCTAATCAGCGTCAGCGATTTAAACAGTTTATGCAGCAGCGTATGCAGCCGCCTATGCCGCAGATGCCTGCGCCTATGCCGCAACCTATGCCGACTGTTCCGGCTGGATCTTATATTCTTCCTGACATGGATATATTTGCACCGCAGCAATTTTATGATGGGGGAATTGTTGGCGGGTTAAATAATTTGGGTGAGATGTCTGGCCAGATGGTTGAGGCGCTAAATCAGGTTGTTTATGGTGGTGATCCTATGGGCGGTGGTATGCCGTCTGCTCCATCTGGTCCGCCTTCTATGGGCGGTGGTGGGTTTGGTGGTGGCAACATGCCTCCTCCTTTGCCGCCTGTTGATACTTCTGTTTATCAGCCCGGTGGTAGTACAGATTCTTCAGGCCCAGTTGCCAACATCGGCAGCGGAGTTCCTACTGCACAGCCTTACAATCATGTGGGTGCGAGTGCTATAAACACTAGCGACATGTATGGCGGCATTCCCGGAGCGGATAACTCCATGACTATGGGTACTGGGTTAGCAGCAGACGGTGACGTAAGGTCGGCTTATGAGGCAGCAGTCAAGTCCGCCCAAGAGCAGCGCAAAAACGGATTTATGGGGCGAGTAATGCTTCCGGGTGAAATGGGTTTTGATCGGTTCGCCGAAGGTTACAACTATAGGCTAAACAACCCAAACTTACAGCCTTTGACCTCAGTAGGAAATGACGGCTTTGGTAGTATTTCACAAGGTCCGCTAGACTTTTTAGATGGATCAAACATAGCGCAACCAACGCTTGGTGGAAACGTAGGCGGAGACAAACTTATGGGCGTACTCCCGAATGGCGGAGTAAGCTCTGGTCAAATGCCTCCCGGATTTACGCCTCTTCCGCCCGGTGAGCTAGGCTTTACTGAAAATATGATGGGTCCATTTGAAGCCTATGCAGGTGGCTCAAAGTATTTTGATGAAAGCACGGGTCTTTATACAGGGCCGGAATCTTATCGCAACCAAGATCCGCTTTATAAGTTTGCAGACGGCGGTTCTGTGCCGCCTCGTGAGACCGATATTCGTGGCATGCACCACGAGCTTTCTTACATCACCCCAGACGAAGCTGACATTCTGATGGCCTTGGGCGGTACGGGCGAAGCTGGCCCTATGGGTATTCCTTCTTACAGGCCTGGTGGAGACGATGTGGGTTCAGAAAACGCCGGTTCTGGCGACCACAGCGGTGGTTCCGACAGTGCAAGTGGCGCTAATAGCGGCAATGACGGCGGCGGTGGCGGCAACGATGACGCTTCTGATGACGATATGGGTGACGTAGGCGTTATGAGTGGCCCCGGATCCAGTAGCGCTGATTTCTCCGGTGAAGAAGGTGACGATTTCAGTGATCCTGATCAGAATTATGGCAATGACGATGGTTCATTTGATGCCAATGATTTTGCAGACTTTGGTGTTGATGCGGCAAAAGAAAATGCAATTAAGTCTGCTTTTGTTACCGATACAAGTGGCAAGCCTATTGGGACTAGCTCAGGCTATGTCACGCAGGGCAAAGCAACCGATGCTGAACTAGCGGCTGGTTACAAAGCGCTTGGTCTTCCCGATCCTAACTCAGACTTAGCTTCAGCAGATGTTGAGGCTTCTTATGGTGTTCCAGTAAACGCTATTGAGACTGTATCTTCTGGGGTTCCTAGCAATGCCAACAAATCTGGCCTGTTAGGTTTTAATTACGATCTTCTTAAAGCTAACATAGAGAAGGCTACTGAAGCCAAAAAAGGCCTGCCCACTCAAGTATCACCATTGCCTACCTCGCCTTTTAATGCACGAAATCAAGCTGCGGCCAAGGCTGCCCCTTCATCCAATGTTGATCCCAACTATTCCCAATCAACTGTTGATCAGTTAAGTAATATGTATGGTATTGATTATGGTCTTCTTGATGCGGCTGTAGACGATGATTTTGCTTCCATAGGAAATCGTCCAGGTCCCGGAGTCGAGGGTCCTGGCACAGGATACACGGATCAGGGTCTTCCGGTAGGTTTAGACTTTGCGACCAACCCGCAGACTGGCGCTCAGATTACAACGAACCTAGCTGGTTTGACGGAGCAGCAGAAGGCAAATCAGCCGTTTTCGATGGATGTTGCTCAGTTTATAGGATCTAACCCTTATGGGTATGAGCTTGATCCAGCTACAGGTAATCCTATTGGTCAGGTTGGCACTGCGCCATTTGGTATATTAGGGGGTCTATCGAATTTTGCTCAAAACCTTATCATGGGCAAGCCTCAAACCGTTCAGGATCTTATAGAGCGCGGCGCATATACTGGGATGACAGGACAAGATGGTGGTGACGATATCTTCGGCGGTGGAAGGGATGACCCTATTATTGTCCCGCCAGAGCCAGAAGAGGTTGTTCAAGAGCCTAGCGAGCCTAACCAGATTGGCGGTATCAACACCCCTGCTGACCCTCTTGCGCCTGCTGGCCCTGTTTTGGTTCCGTCCAATCGCACATCTACGCCATTCTCTGGCCAGATGCCTGTTGGTTATGGTTCGCCACAAACTGGTCAGATCAACCCATATGCTTTGTCAGAGATGAAGCGTTATCAGCAAATGTTGGCGCGGCTAAATCAGCCAAGATCTCCTATCGGTTTAGCTCAAGGTGGGTCTGTTTTGGATGCGGCGGCGGGAAGATTTTTGGAGTCGTTAACAGCGGCGTAGGGCAATGGACGATACATTTGATATACCAACAGAGTATCTAACTGATGCAGAGTTAGAGGCTTTGGCGAAGCACTTGGATAAATTCAAGGAGCTTCATGAGCGTGATGAGTATCAGGGAAACTTTTTAAAGTTTGTCAAGCATGTATGGCCTTCTTTCATTGCTGGAAACCATCACAGAATATTTGCAGAGAAGCTTGAAAAGGTTGCGCGTGGTGAGCTAAAGCGTCTGATCGTCAACATGCCGCCGCGACATACGAAGTCAGAGTTTGCGAGTTATCTGTTCCCTGCGTGGGTTATGGGGCAAAAGCCTGAGACGAAGATCATTCAGGCAACGCATACGGCTGAGTTGGCAGTTGGTTTTGGACGTAAGGTTAAAAACCTAATTGACAGTGAGGTTTATCGTGATGTGTTTCCTGAGTTGGCGTTAGCCAAGGATGCGAAGGCATCTGGTCGCTGGTCAACTGACAAGGGTGGTGAGTATTACGCTGTTGGTGTGGGTGGTGCGCTTGCTGGTCGTGGTGCGAATTTATGTATTATTGATGATCCTGTATCTGAGCAGGATGCCTTGTCTCCAACTGCATTGGATAATATATACGAATGGTACACATCAGGACCAAGACAGCGACTACAGCCGGGCGGCGCGATTATAATTGTGATGACGCGGTGGTCGATCAGGGATCTGACGGCGAAGGTATTACAGAAACAGGCCGAGGGCGGCGCGGACAAGTGGGAGGTCGTGGAGTTCCCAGCGATATTTCCCGATACCGACAAGGTGTTGTGGCCAGAATTCTGGAGCAGGGAAGAGCTAGACGGCGTTAGGGCGTCTATTCCTGTTGCTAAATGGAACGCGCAGTATTTACAGAATCCAACCGCCGAAGAAGGCGCAATTGTAAAAAGGGAGTGGTGGAATGTTTGGGATAGCGATGAGCCACCTACCTGCTCATACATCATACAATCGTATGACACCGCGTTCACGAAAAGCGAGAGGTCGGATTACTCGGCAATTACGACTTGGGGTGTGTTTCATCCAGACGATGGTGATGAGGCTGCCATCATATTGTTGGATGCCGAAAAGGGCAGATGGGAGTTTCCCGAGCTTAAAGACGCGGCGTTGCGTTTGTACGGAGAGTACGAGCCGGATCTCGTTTTAATTGAGCAGAAGGCGTCTGGTACGCCGCTCACACAAGACTTACGAAAAATGGGTATACCTGTCAGCGGCTTTACGCCGGGTCGTGGCGCGGATAAATTTTCTCGTATGAACGCCTGTGCGCCGGTCTTTGAATCTGGTATGGTATATGCTCCTGAAGCACGTTGGGCTGAAGAGGTCATAGAGGAGTGCGCGGCATTCCCGAATGGCGAACATGATGACTTGGCGGATAGCATGAGTCAGGCTATACTAAGATTTCGGCAGGGCAATTTTATCCGCACCCGCTCAGACGAAGAAGATGAAGATTTTTATAATTATCGCAGCAAGAGAGAGTATTACTGATGTCAGGTAAAAAATACAAAGGTCCACTGCCGAAGTCGAAGATGACAAAGGCTCAAAGAGACGCTAATAACCGCGAAGCAGGCGCTGGTAATCTTGGTGAGCAGGATCAAAAGATGATGTATGGCGGCAAGGTCAAAGGTTACGAAGAAGGCGGAAATATTATATCTGAAGCCGATGCAAAGCGTCTAAGGAAGACTCTTCCGTATGTGCCGAAGGAAACAATTTCAGACGCCGATGCAAAGCGGCTGAGAAAGACTCTTCCGTATGTGCCGAAGGAAACAATTTCAGGCTCCGATTTAGAAAAGTTAAAAAAGCTTATGAAGCCAGCAAATTTTGAGGGCGGCGGTGAAGTCCGTGGCATGGGTAGAGCATACCAAGGCAAGAAAAGAGGTTGCAAGATCCGGTAATGAAAACGATTAAGATCGAAATAAACGTAGATGACATAATTCCAGAAGAAGGCTTTGAGCCTGAAGATATGGAATTTGTCTGCCCTATATCCACTGAAGATTCAAAGGTGAACGATGAGAACCGTCAGTCGGCTATGGAAAACTACGCTTACGGTCCGTCCACTGAAACGTGGGAAAACAAAAACGCTCGTTGCGGTACTTGTGAGTATTTTGACATTCGATCCAAAATGATTGGTTGCATGGAAGAGGGAATTGGTTACAAGGATGGCATGGGCTATTGCGGCGAGCTTAACTTTGCTTGCAGTAAAGAGAATGTTTGCAACCTATGGGAGCTAGGCGTCCCCTTGAGCGATCACATGGATTCAGAAATGAATCCTGAAGATGATGGTAATCAAAGGGACATCATGTAATGAAAAGAGAAGCTGGGCGCTGGATTTGCGGTCTGCCCTTCTACCGCGCTCGCAACGTGCATGCTTCCCACACTGGCACAGTTGCGCCGCGCCCAGCTTCACCCAGTAACAAGACAAAGGAATAATTATGGCTATTGAAAGAGGAATAGGGGCAGGGGGAGATCTTGCAATCCCAGAAGAGGCGCTTCAGGCCGCAATTGATGTTGTAGAGTTACCTGCCCAGCCTGGAATCATGGAGATGGAAGACGGCTCTGCGATTGTTGGTGAGCTTATGCAAGACGATGCAATGGCCGCAGAGGACATTCCTTTTGATGCCAACTTGGCTGAGTATATTGATGATTCAGATTTAGGCTCTATCGCTTCAGATCTCATCAACGAAATTGAAGAAGACATGTCCGCTCGTCAGGACTGGGAAGACACATATAAGCGCGGCATTGAGTTGCTTGGTATGAACTACGAAGAGCGTTCTCAGCCGTTTGAGGGTGCGTCTGGTGTTGTTCACCCGCTTCTTGCTGAGTCAGTAACGCAGTTCCAAGCGCAGGCTTATCGTGAGATGTTGCCAGCAGGCGGCCCTGTTCGCACACAGGTTATGGGTGTTGATAACCCAGAGGTGTCTTTACAAGCCCAGCGCGTTAAAGACTACATGAACTACATGATTACCTACGAGATGGAAGAGTATGATCCAGAAACAGATCAGATGCTTTTCTATTTACCGATCATTGGTTCTACTTTCAAAAAGGTTTACTTTGATCCGCTTCTGCAACGTGCAGTAAGCAAGTTTGTGCATGCTGAAGATTTGGTTGTTCCTTATGGCGCGACAGATCTGGTCACATCTCCTCGTCTTACGCATGTTATTCGCATGGACAAGAACGAAGTCCTGAAGCTACAGCTTTCAGGCTTCTATATTGAGACAGATATTAGCGGCAGCATGGAGTCAGAAGATTACAGCGAAGTCCAAGAGTCCGTTGATAAGGCACAAGGCGTACAATTGTCCGGTTCTGGCTCTGAAGAAGTGGTGCTTTACGAAGTTCACACCTCTCTTGATCTGCCCGGCTTTGAAGATACCCGTGAAGACGGAGATCCTAGCGGTCTGAAGCTTCCATATATCGTGACAATCGTTGAATCTACAGGCGAAGTTCTTTCTGTGCGTAGAAACTACGCTCAAGAAGACCCGCTAATGCGTCAAAAGCAGTATTTTGTGCATTACAAGTTCCTTCCTGGCCTTGGTTTCTACGGTTTTGGCCTAACACACATGATTGGTGGCTTGTCGCAGGCATCTACAAGCATTTTGAGGCAACTTATTGACGCTGGAACGCTGTCTAACCTTCCAGCAGGCTTTAAAGCGCGTGGCGCTCGCATTCGTGATGAAGATGAGCCTCTACAGCCCGGTGAATTCCGCGATATTGATGCCGCAGGCATGGACATCCGGCAGTCTCTTATGCCATTGCCGTTTAAAGAGCCTTCACAGACCCTCTACAGCCTTCTAGGCTCCTTGATAGAGTCAGGTAGGCGTTTTGCCTCAATGGCCGACATGAAGGTCGGAGAGATGAGTGGCGAGACCCCAGTTGGCACGACTATGGCCATCATGGAGCGTGGCACCAAGGTCATGAGTGCCATTCACAAGCGCTTGCATTATTCGCAGAAGATAGAGTTCAAGCTTCTGTCTAATGTATTTGCTCGTTATATGGCTCCTATGTATCCATATGCTGTTCCGGGCGCACCGCCAGAGATCAAGCAATCTGACTTTGATGATCGTATTGATGTATTGCCTGTTTCTGACCCGAACATCTTTTCTATGTCACAGCGCATTGCGTTGGCTCAGACACAGCTTCAGCTTGCTCAGTCAAACCCAGAGATTCATGGTGGTCCGCAAGGTCTTTATCAGGCGTACAGAAAAATGTACGAGGCTCTTGGCGTAACAAACATCGACAGCATTTTGCCTGCCCCGCCACAGCCACAGCCGATGAACCCTGCAAAGGAAAATCAGGAAGCTTTACGCAACCAGCGTTTGCAGGCATTCCCAGAGCAAAATCACGCAGCCCATATTGAGGCTCATTTGGCTATGTTGTCCACTCCTGTGGCTCAAGCAAACGCCAATATCATCATGACAATTCAAGGACACATTTCAGAACATATTGCGATGATGTCAGAGTTGCAGGCACAGCAAGAGGTTATGGCAGAAATAGCACCTGAAGCCCAGATGATGATGCAACAGAATCCACAGATGATGCAGCAAGTTCAGAATGAAATCCAAAATCGAGCCGCAGAAATTGCTGGCGAGATGACTGAACAATATGCACAAGCAGTTGCTCCTGCTGACCAATCTGATCCGTTGGTAGCAATCAGACAGCAGGAGCTATCTTTACGAGGTGCCGAGATTCAAGAAAAGGCTCGGCAGTTTGAGGAGAAGCAGCAGTTGGAGCGAGAGAAAGAGCGTAATGATATTCTCTTGAATCAGCAGCGTATTGATCTTTCTGAAGAGGCAAATGCGGACAAGGTTCGTGTTGCTGAAGAAAGAATACAGACCCAGCGTGAGATCGCTGCGGCAAACTTACGGAGTAAAATGCAATGAGCGCAAGTTCAATTAGTCGAAAAGTAGCCGAGGTAGAAAAGGCTAAAAAAGTGGAGCGTAGAAATGCCCGTAACAAGCAAGAGGCCCCAGTTGCCCCCGCGCCAAAGCCAGTCGAGGCCAAGGTCATCGAACAGCCAGTCATTATCGACAGCGGTTCGATCAAAGCAAAGCCAGCCGCTTCAAAAGGCTTCTTTAAAAAGAAAGCCAAAAAAAGTAATTAGCCGCTTTTCATCTATTGCTAGGCCGCAGCGGTTTACAGGAGTTTTTTGATGTCAGATAAAAAAGGCACTCCTCCCTTAAAGGACGTTATGGCTGGTTTAACTGATGAGCAACTCGCGGCTTTAAAAGAAGCTGTGAAAGCAGGAAAGAAAGGATACACATATGATCACAAAACTGGTCAATATGGTTTTAAAATGCGTAACGGCGGTGTTGTCCCTCGTGGAATGGGTGCTGTCATCCGCAACAGATCTTGTAAGATCCGCTAGAGAGAAAATTGATGACGCCATCGAAAAAGACTTTGGAATCTGGTAGCAGATACGAGAGACATGACCTGGATGGTGATGGCATAGTATCTGACGAAGAGATTGCAAGAGAAAAGGAAATGGTTGAAATGGAGCTTCGTGAAGAAAAAAGCGAGGCTCAAAAGCGTATGGCGTGGATTGCCATGATTAGTATGATCGCATTCAGCATTTTTCTTTTTTTGCCGATTGTGTCTGACAGCAGAGTGAAGGCTCTGGCTGATTTGCTTGGTTTGTTTTACATAGCGCAAGCTGGTGTAGTTGGCGCTTATATGGGAGCGACTGCTTGGATGAGTAAGAAGTAATGTATCAGGCTCTTGTACTTGCTTGTATGGTTTTTCAGCCAACTGTATGCTGGCAACTGGAAGATCAGCTTGGGCCATACAGTTCTTATGAAAGATGCGAAGCCAGGGCTATGGAAATGTCTAGAGATATCCACCTTCATATGAGGGATTATCGGCCTATTTCTTGGAAATGCCAGGCACTGCCAAAAGGGAAATTAAGCACATGATGATGTGGGACATGCACGACAGAACAACAAAAGAGCAAGCAGAGAAGAACAGAAAATGATTCAAGCACTGATAGGGCCTATTGCCAATCTCGCTGGAACTTGGTTAGAAGGTAAAGTCGAAACTAAAAAAGCAGAGACTGGCGCGAAGGTAGCTAAAGCAAAAGCTGAAGCTGTTATTATGGAGAAGAAGGCCACTGGAGAGATTGACTGGGATCTCAAAATGGCTGATGCTTCTGCAAACAGTTGGAAAGACGAGTGGTTAACAATTTTGTTTTCAGTACCGCTTATCCTAGCCTTCTGTGGAGAGTGGGGCAGACAGATTGTAACGGATGGATTTTCTGCATTAGACGCTATGCCGGAATACTACCGTTATACTTTAGGAATAATCGTTAGTGCCAGCTTTGGTACAAGGGCAGCAAGTAAGTTTTTTGGGAAGAAGTAAATGGACGCTATACAGCTAGCGGAGTATATGTTGAAAGACATACGCCAGTATAAGGCTGATTTAAGTCAAAGACTGGCGGATGGTTCGGTAGGCGATTGGAACGACTACCGGTTCATAGTGGGGCAGATACGCGGATTGACCTACTCTGAAGACCTTATTAAATCCGCGATGAAAGGCATAGAGCTAGAAGATGGCTAAAAAACTATTCGTCCCTGAGAGGATGGCAAAAAGCGCTGAATCCAGTCCGGTTCCAGCGGCAATATCAAAAGGTTTTGACACTCCGATAGACCCAAATGAAAAGAACACAGAAGACCCATCTCAGATGGATCTTTCCGCAATTGACCGGTTGCCACAACCTGTAGGCTACCGTTTGCTTGTAATTCCTTATTACATGAAGAAGAAGTCTGCTGGTGGAATCATTATTCCTGACTCAGTTAGAGAGCGTGAGAGCTTTGCTACTGTTGCGGCTTATGTCGTGAAAGTAGGCCCTGACGCATATCGAGACGCAAACAAGTTTCCTTCTGGGGCTTGGTGTAATGAGAAGTCTTGGGTATTGATGGGAAGATATGCGGGAAACCGGTTCAAAGTTGATGGTTTAGAGGTAAGACTTATCAATGATGACAATATTATCGCTACAATACTTGACCCAGCCGATATTTCTTATGTATAGTGGGAGACATGAACATGAATGAAATTCAAGAAAATATTCCTGAAGATCAGGAAACCGTATCGTTTGATTTAGATGACGACAATCAAGCGAGTGTTGTTGCTGTAGAAACTTCTGAAAAAGAAGAAACCCGAACAATTGTACGGGATTCTGATGACGGCGCAAATGACGATGATCTAGAGAACTATAGTGAAAATGTTCAAAAGCGCATTAATCAGCTAACAGCAAAGCGTAAGCAGGCCATTGAAGAGGCAGAAGCCGCTTATCAGTATGCCCAGCAAGTCCAGACACAGAACGAAGAGATGAAGAAGAAGCTCTCCGATTTGGACAAGGGCTACATCAACGAGTACGGATCGCGTATTGAAAGCCAATCAGCCGCTGCCAAAAGAATGCTTCAAGAGGCATATGACAACGGCGACATGGAAAAAATGGCTCAAGCACAGGAAATCATTTCTGGCCTGACTATTGAAAAAGAGCGTTTGCGCATTCAAAAGCATCGCTCAGAGCGTCAGACGGCAGCAGAGCAAGCTCAAGCTGCACAGCCTCGTCAACAAGCTCCCCAGCAGCCACGCCAGATTGACAGAAAACTCTCAGGATGGATGGAGAAAAATCCTTGGTTTGGTGACGGCGGTGATCGCGTTATGACCGTTAGTGCGCAAGCCATACATGAACAGATTGTTGCTAATGAAGGCTTTGACCCTAATAGCGATGAATATTATCAGGAAATTGATCGCCGCATGCGGAGAGAGTTTCCTCACAAGTTTCAGGAGAAGCGGCAAAACGCCCAAGCCGTTACTCCTGCGTCAAATGGACGGTCAGCTACCAAAAGTGGGCGGAAAAAGACGGTGGAACTAACGCCGGGGCAAGTGAATTTTGCCAAGAAAATGGGAATACCTCTAGAGCGTTATGCCCAAGAGGTTGCTAAACTGGAAAGGAAGCAAGCGTAATGTCTGATCGCACAAACCGGGATTCGCAAACCCGTGAAAAACAAGCGAGAGTTGCCGATTGGAGACCGCCTTCAGCCCTTGAGGCACCAGAAGCACCTATTGGTTATAAGCATCGGTGGATTCGTGAATCTGTTATGGAATACGATGATCGTAACAATGTTCACAAACGCCGCCGTGAAGGATGGGAGCTTGTAAAAGCAGAAGACTATCCTGATTTTGATGCCCCTGTCGTTGACGAGGGTAAAAACGCAGGCGTAATTGGCGTTGGTGGTTTGGTTCTAGCCAGAATACCAGAAGAAATTGCGGATCAGCGTAATTCTCATTATCAGAATACCGCCCAAAACCAAATGGAAGCTGTGGATCGTGATTGGATGAGAGAGTCCAATGCCGCGATGCCAAAGCTTAAACCACAACGTAGCTCCTCTGTGTCCTTCGGTGGACCCAAAGGGGTAGCTGACAACTAGGAGAAAGAAAGATGGCGAACAAAGACGCTTCTTTTGGCCTGCGCCTTTCGCGTTCAGGCAACGGCTCCGATCTGCAAAACATGCAGAACAAGTACCGGATTGCATCTGGCTACAACACAACCATTTACCAAGGCGACCTCGTAGCGGTTGTTACTGGTGGTGGAATTGAACGTGTTGCCGCTGGCGGCTCTGGACTTATTCTGGGTGTTTTCAACGGAGTAAATTACACTGACTCAGACGGCAAGCCGCGCTGGTCAAACAAGTGGACTGCTGGTACAGTTGCATCAGATGCTGAAGCATCAGTAATTGACGCACCTCATGCTGTCTATGAAATTCAGGCTGACGCTGCAATGCCAGTAGCAGACCTGTTCGGTAACTTTGACATTGTAGATCAGTCGCCTGTTGGTGATAATGCTTCTGGCATCTCACGGATGGAAATGGCTGTGTCTACTGGTGCAACAACCGCAACTCTTCCTCTGAAGGCGATTGATATCTCCACAGATCCAGAGAACAGTGATGTAGCATCAGCCAACACAAATGTCATCGTCATGATCAACAATCACCTGTTCTCAGGTGGCACACTTGGCTTGGCATAAGGAGGCTGAATAATGGCTATTTCTCGCGCACAACTAGCGAAAGAGCTAGAACCCGGCCTAAACGCTCTATTCGGAATCGAATATGATCGTTATGAAGCCGAGCATGCCGAAATCTACGACACCGAATCTTCAGATCGTGCATTTGAAGAAGAGGTAATGCTCGTTGGTTTTGGAAATGCACAAACCAAAGCTGAAGGCGCTGGCGTCAATTTTGACAACGCCTCAGAGGCTTACACAGCACGTTATACGCATGAGACAATTGCTCTTGCGTTTGCGCTGACTGAAGAAGCAATGGAAGACAACCTGTATGACCGTCTGGGCGCACGTTACACACGCGCACTCGCACGTTCAATGGCTCACACCAAGCAGGTTAAAGCTGCCGCAACTCTTAACAACGCCTTCAACTCTGCCTTCTCTGGCGGTGACGGCAAAGAGCTTTGTGCAACTGATCACCCACTGGCTGGTGGCGGTACATTCCGCAACGAGCCATCAACTGCTGCTGACCTCAACGAAACATCACTTGAGAATGCCTTGATTGACATCTCAACATTCGTTGATGAGCGGAACATGATCATTGCTCTTCGTGGCATGAAATTGATCATTCCACCACAGCTTCAGTTCGTAGCTGATCGTCTTCTTGAGTCCACACTCCGCGTTGGCACATCCGACAACGATGTGAACGCAATCCGCAACATGGGTATGCTGCCAGAGGGTTACACAATTAACCACTTCCTGACAGACCCTGATGCGTTCTTCATCAAGACAGACGCTCCAAACGGCTTCAAGCACTTTGAGCGTACTCCGCTTTCAACCAACATGGAGGCTGATTTCGATTCAGGCAACATGCGGTTTAAGGCTCGTGAGCGTTACAGCTTCGGCTATAGTGACCCACGCGCAGTGTTCGGTTCACCGGGCGCATAAGCGAACAATTATACGGAAAAGGGCGGCTATTCAGCCGCCTTTTTTTGTTGTACAATACGTTATCCCTGACAGTCGCATGGTGCGGCTGACACTAGCCACGACAGGAGATAATCATGGCTCTATCTACTTTTTCAGGACCAGTTCGTTCAAACGCTGGTTTTCAGATCCCCGTTGTAACCACCGCTAATCTGCCAGCCTTTGCAGACGTTGCTGTCGGAACCGTTTACATGGTTAGCGACAATGGTGCCGGTGACAATGAATATTGTATTGTTATTAATACAGGTGCCGCTTGGGTAACAGCAGTAGGCGCAGCACTTAGCTAAACAGGAGGCTTAGATGGCTGGTCCAGTAAAAGCCTATAATTTTGCTCAAAGCGCTTCTGCCGCAGTGGTGGGTCCTGCGCGTTCTCGTGTACGTCAAATTGTGATTTATGCGGCAGCGGCTGGTGCCTTTACCGTAAAAAATGGAAGTGCTTCTGGTGAAACATTGATTACGCAAAAGTTCCCAACCGGCATTCATCATCTAAACATTCCTGATGATGGGATTCTGGCTACAGGAGGCGCGTACATTTCTGCTTTCACAGGCGCAAGCAATGAACTGACAATCTTTTTGTCATAAGGAGTCAAAATGGCTGGGAATGAAGTCAAAGCGGTTCACAGACACGATTCTGGATCGTTTGCTTCAGGCCGTGGTCGTTTGATGGGCTTTATTATAAATCACGATACAGGCGCGACAGGTCAAGCACTTATTTATGACAATGCTTCTGCCGCGTCTGGTACTATTGTTTTGGAGTTAGATGAGTCCGGAAAAGGCGCTTTTGGAATGGAGATTCCTGGTGATGGAATAATTTTTGAGAATGGACTTTTTGGAAATATTCCTAGTGATGTAACTCTAACTTTATTTGTGCAGAGATAACATGGCTCGTAAAAAAGAGAATCCAATACGCAAAACCACTGGTAAAGGCGGTAACTACCGCAAAACTAAGTCAGGCGCTGGCATGACTGAAAAGGGTGTCAAAGCTTACCGCCGTAAAAACCCTGGTAGCAAGCTAAAAACAGCCGTAACCGGCAAGGTTAAAAAGGGCAGTAAGGACGCAAAGCGGCGTAAGTCATTTTGCGCTCGCTCCGCTGGTCAAATGAAAAAGTTTCCAAAGGCAGCGAAGGATCCAAATAGCCGTTTGCGCCAAGCCAGACGGAGGTGGAAGTGCTAACTATGGATCAAAAGATTATTTTAGCTATTGCTGGTGTACTCAGCACAGCAATCATTGGTGTTTTAGTTACCTTCTTATACTGGGTGGGTAACAATGTTGTTGATTTAAAGACAGACACTGCTGTGATTACTGTGAAGGTGGAAGAAAACCACAAGATGTTAAGCGTCCTATGGGATGATTTTTTGGAGAAGAAAAATGGCAATCTCGCGCAGTTCTATGTCCAAGCAAACAAGTAAGGGCGGTTCTAAAAAAGACGCCTGTTATAGTAAGGTAAAGGGCAGGTATAAAGTCTGGCCCTCCGCGTATGCGTCTGGCGCATTAGCGAAATGCCGCAAGGTTGGTGCTAAAAACTGGGGGACAAAATCAAAGAAAGGAGGCAGCAAGGGCAGGGCTACCAAAAAGCGGTAAATGATAGCTGAAGTTTTAACCGGCATTGCGCTTGTTCAAAAGTCCGTTGAATTCATAAAAAGCAACATTTCTACGGTTCAGGATATTAGCCAAATAGCTGGTCAGATTGATGATCTGTTTCGTGGAGAAAAAGAGGCACAGCAAGCCAGAAACAAAAAAGCCGGTGGCGGATTGGGCGATCAATTTGGCGTAGACACTGTTGCAAAAGAAATGATAGACGCCAAAATTGCGGCGGAAAAGTTGCAAGAAGTAGCTACTTTAGTCGATATGAGATTTGGTCACGGAACGTGGAAAGGTATTGTTGCTGAAAGAGCTAAACGTATACAAGAAGCTAAAGAGGCAGCGGCGGCTGAACGTAGAAAAAAGATACAAGAGGCTAAAGAATTTGAAGAAACAATGAAGCAAATAGTCCTTGTCGCTGGCGTTTTGATTATGTCTATTGGAATGTTTGTTTATTTGTTCGCAGTTGTTTTGTAGGTATGGACGAAATATGGCAGTACGAAAAACTAAAAAAGGAGCGGCCCTCAAACGGTGGTTCAAAGAGGAGTGGAAGGATGTTCGCACGGGGAAAGCGTGTGGGCGTAGCAAGGGTGAAAAACGGGGTACTCCATATTGCCGCCCCTCCAAGCGCGTGTCTTCTAAGACCCCGAAAACAAGCGGAGAGATGACAGCAGCAGAAAAGCGTAGTAGAATATCGCAGAAGAAGCGTCTAGGTCAACCGGCAGGAAAGCCAAGGCGCGTTAAGCCTTTGAAGAGGAAAAAGTAAATGGCCGTATCTGGGTCTACTAATTTTGAGCTTGATGTAAGTGATTACATTGAAGAGGCTTTTGAGCGTTGCGGCCTTGAAGTCCGCACTGGCTATGACTTAAAAACAGCTCGCAGATCTTTAAACCTGATGCTTGCTGATTGGGCAAACCGTGGTTTAAATCAGTGGACAATTGAGCAGCGCACACTAGCTCTTGTTCAGGGAACTGGAAACTATACTCTTGGCGCAGATGTTATTGATGTATTGTCAGCATCGTTGCGCAGAAGCGGCACAGACTACTCAATGGATAGAGTTAGCCGAGATGAATATCTATCCATTCCATCAAAGACAACAGAGGCTCGCCCTACTCAGTTTTTTGTAGATCGTCAAATAACGCCGACTATAAAGCTGTGGCCAGTTCCAGAGAATAGCACAGATATTATCGTTTATGATTGTTTGACTAGAATGGACGATGCTGACGATTATAATAACACATTGCAAATGCCCTTTAGATTTTACCCATGTCTAGCTGCTGGCCTTGCTTACTATCTTGCAATCAAAAAAGCACCTGATCGTATTCAAATGCTAAAAGCTATTTATGATGAAGAATTTGATCGTGCGCAGGCAGAAGATCGTGACAGAGCGTCATTTAGCATAACTCCTAACCTTCAATATTATAGGATTTAATAATGGCTAGGTTCGCTTCTGGCAAAGACGCATACGGAATATCAGACAGGTCTGGTTTTCGTTATCGTCTTCGTGATATGCGCAAAGAGTGGAACGGCTTGCTTGTTGGAAAAGATGAGTGGGAAGCAAAACACCCACAGCTTGAAATTACACGGCGTCCACCTGATGCGGAAGCTTTAAGAGATCCGCGCCCTGACAATAGAACGGCTCCAGAAGTTGAACATCTTTTGGGTTTGAACGCATTTTTAACCGGCGCTTCTGGAAGCAATGTAATAACTGTTACAGAGCCGTCTCATGGACGAACAACCGGAGATGTAGTAAGATTTCGCAGCGTAAAACCATTTGACGGTTTTTTGGCTTCAGATATTGAGTATGCTTCTGGTAACAGCATTACGGTAGTAAGCGTGGACAGATACACATTTGTTGCTAATTCAGGCACAGCGACAGAGGGTGGGCAAAGAGGCGGCGGCGGTTCCGCTACGTCTGGGCCTGTAACATTGGTGATATAAATGAGCTTTACATACGCACAACTGCAAACTGCAATACAGGATTTTACAGATAACTCTGAAACATCCTTTGTTAACAATCTTCCTGTTTTCATTAGATCATGTGAAGATAGAATACTGACTGTTGTTGATCTTGAGCTTTTTAGAAAAAACGCAGTATCTCAATTGACGATTGGGGATCCTTATTTAAATGTTCCGACTGACTACTTAGCTCCGTTTTCTATGCAAATTACAACTGCTAATTACAAGGAATTTTTAGAGTTAAAAGACGTTAACTACTTGCAGGAATACTATAATTCTATTAATGCACCGGCTACTCCAAAATATTATGGAATATTTGATGTAGACAATTTTATTTTAAGCCCAACACCAAACCTCGCCTATGACGTTGAGCTGCATTATTATTATAAGCCCACAAGTATCACCGCAGGATTGCCTGCTGGCACGACTTGGCTTAGTGAAAACGCTCCAAATGCCCTTCTTTACGGTTCACTCGTTGAAGCGTATACTTACATGAAAGGCGAGCAAGATATGATGCAGTTGTATGAGCAGCGGTTTATGCAGGAAATACAAAGATTAAAGGATTTGGCTGAAGCTAGAGAGAATAGCGATGCCTACAGGAGAGGTCTACCTGATAGGCCACGCACTTAAACAGGAGTAAGGAACGATGGCAACATCAAACGCAGCAACCACCTATCTGGAAAGGAGAGTTCTGGACTACTTGTTCAAAAATGATTCTCTTTCCTTTGCTTCGCCGGGTAATAGTATTTATGTCGGCTTGGCAACCGCAGCAACAAATGCGGAAGGTCAGAAAGTCACCGAAGTACAGGTTGACACAGATGACGCTAACTATACACGCCAGCAAGTCAACGCGGCGGGATGGAAGCAATCGACCACAACTGTGGCGGTAACTTTCGCGCAGGGTGACACAGAGTTGATCTTAGCTGACGCAGAAGCCTTTCCTTCCGCTGGTTCAGTAACGATTGACGATGAGATCATTACATACACAGGCAAAGATGCTACTGCTACCGCTGATGTGAACGGCGCAGTTAGCTCTTCGACCAGTGTGGCCGTGGATGGCAACTCAGGAACACTCACTGTTGGTATGGTTGTCACTGGCACAGGGATCAGTGGCACAGTTCGGATAGCTACAGTTACTAGCCAAAACGCGATCGTTCTGGACACGGCTGTAACTTTGTCAGATGACACTGCCCTGAACTTTGACGGGACAAGCACCTTGACAGGTTGTACACGCGGAACATCTGGAACGACAGATTACGCACACGCCGTTTCCGATGTTGCTGTTTCAGATGCACAGCGCGTTATTAACGACAATAACATTGAGTATGCGGCAGCGGCAGGAACAGCGGCCTCATACACAGTCACACACGCTTTCGTGGCAGATAAGAACATTGCCACCGCAGATGTAAATGGTGCCGTAAGCGCTTCAACTGCTGTAACACTTGACGGCAACAGCGGCACAATTGTTGTGGGTGATGTGGTTACTGGAACAGGCATTACTGGCGCGACCAGCGGCGTGGTTCGTGTGGCTACAGTAAACTCACA